AAGAAGGATGGCGATCGAGAAACCTAAGGCTTAGGCTCACTCTCAGCGGCCGCCCGCATTCTTCAAGTGCCGATCGACATTCACGGCAGCTTTTTTGCCGTCTTGAAGAATGAGGCCAGTACGGCGGGATGTGCCATGGCGCCGAAGTAGGCGGCTGACATATCGGACGGATCGAATGCTACCAACATGTCATCGTTCGCGCTAAGTCCCGCCGACGCCTGTTTAGCAAACGTGTTGGTGTCGAGATTGGATTCCATTAGGAAGAACGAGGTCGTCTCTTCCCAGAAGCCCAATCCCTGCACCCTCACAGCATCGATGATCGATTGGCGGCGGTCGTCGTAGGATTTGCCATTGATGTTTTTGTCCGCGATGCGGAACGTAACGCAGTAGCTAGATGGCATGTCAAAAAGTCCTTGTGTGATGCCACAGGACGCTTGACGGAATCGGCCAGCAGATTAGTCTGTTGATCGTTGTTCATGTGCCGAGCCGTCCTGTGGCATGGTTGCATTAATAAAGGGGCGGTGACTGCGAATCACCGTCCCTTTTCCATTGGAGCATGACGTTAGGGGAACGCAAGCAGTGTTCCCGTTCCGTACCCGGGATTCACAGTGGCTGTTTGTTGGGTTGGCGCCAGCGGATAAACGCCAACCCCCCGTGCGCACCAAGCGCACGTGATTTGCTACGATAGATCAGGATCAAGTTTTGCGGGTGGCGGAAACGCCGCCCGTTGCTGTTTTCGATGCGCTCCTCATCTGAGAGCGATCGACCCCGTGCAAGCGATTAGCACGGGGAACTTCACCGCAGCGCGGTAACACGCGACGCGGTGCGCCCCGCTCCTGCCGGTCGCAAGTGTCTGGTAGTTGAGCGGGGTGCGCCATTCACTTCCATTCAATCGGCGGGTATGACTGATGTGGCCGGAGATTTGACTCGCGGCGCTCCGGGAGTACTTGGATGGACAGCTTGTTGAGCCTGTCGCTCGACCTTCAGATATTGTTAGTGGCCGGCTTTCTCGCCTACAAAACGTCTACCATTGGGAAAGCTAATTTCGACCGATCGGAGGACTTTCTACTAAAAGTCCTCACCTATGGAGTGATCGGCCAAAGCCTGATGAGCCTAGCATCAACGCTGGCGGCGAGCGCAGGTTTCGCGTGGGCATGGTCCCCGAGTGACGCTGTTGTCGCTAGAGGTTTCGGGGTGCTGATTTCCGCAATCATAAGCGCAATAGTATGGCGGAGTTGGCTATCCCGATACTATAGCGCGTTGATGTCATTTTTAAAGGTCTACAATGATGATCATGAACCAAGCGTATGGAATTCGATAACTTCTGCCAAGACGCAATGGGACTGTGTTCTGATTCATCTAGAGAACGGGAAAATCCTTGAAACTCATTTTCCCAAGCTAGACAGCAAGCGACCATTACCTGGGATAAGGCTCAATGATGACGGAGTTGCTCTCTATGTCACGGCTATCCACCAACTCGATGGAGAGCGAGTTGAGTTCGATCAAGGGCAAAACGGCGGGTTCGAAACTATCACGTACGTGCCGCGTGGGCAGATCCGTCAGATGGATGTTTCGTGGCGATAGTATTTAAGTTCTCGGTTTGGGGGGGACTGTTCCCGTACCTGACCCCGTAGTCGCCGGCCTCTGAGATGCTTCGCCATTTCTGCCGGAGGTCGTGGTCACGGGTGAGGCACTCTTTTTCAAAGTGCTGGAGCTGTTATTGTTACTATTTGTTGTCATGAGAATCACCAAAACGATAAGGTATCTGTTACAGCGCCGGCCGGCAAGTTAAAGCTGGCACGGCATTCGACAACGGGCGCGAACCCTATGCCTGCCCAGCGTTGCGGTTGCATGCCGGTCACAGGGCAATCGCCATCACCCGCACAGGGGGCCACACCCGTGCCTCCCGCTCTACCCCCCCGGCTAGGTTCTTCCTGGCCATTTTGTCAAGAGGGGAGGGCGGCAGCACCTTCCATTCCTAGCCATAGCGATTTCAAACGGGGCGCAACATCAACATGTCCGCCACACAAACGTATAGTTTGAACGAGATGGCGGGTCTGTTCGGTGTAACCCGGCAGACCGTCGATCGTTGGCTGAAGCAGGGTTGCCCATTCGTAGAGAAAGCGGATCGCGACCGCGGCCGGGAATGGCAGCTATCGCTACCTGCTGTGGTCGAGTGGCGCGAGAAACGGGCTGTCGAACAGGCGATCGGCGACACATCGAAACTCGGCATCGACGAGGCGCGCCGGCGTAAGACCGCAGCTGAGGCAGCATTAGCAGAGCTTGAGTTGGCGAGGCAGCGCGGTGAAGTCGTGTCGCTTGCGGTGGTAGCAAACGTGATCGGCGATCAGCTTTCGGCCTGTAAGGCCAGGCTGCTTTCGATCCCGACGAAGATTTCACCGCTGGTGGCGACAGCGACGGATGTGCAGGAGTGCCGCGACCTTCTCGATGGCGCGGTGCGGGAAGCGCTTGATGAAATCACCGGACTCGATGGAACTGGAAGAGATCGACCGGCAGATTTCACGCACCATCGAGGTGATGAAGGCGACGATCTCGGAGCGGATGAAAGCGCCGCCGAGTCTGACGGTGAGCCAGTGGGCGGATCGCTACCGAAAGCTAAGCCCCGAGGCCAGCGCCGAGCCAGGCCAGTGGAACACAGCTCGTAACGAACCAATGCGCGGCGTCATGGACGCCGTGTCCGACCACTCGGTCCACACCGTCGTGGTCGTTTCATCTGCCCAGGTCGGCAAGACCGAGACGCTTTCGAACATTATAGGTTTTCACGTCGCGCAAGACCCGGCGCCGATGTTGCTTTTGCAGCCGACATTGGAGATGGGCGAGGCCTATTCGAAGGACCGTCTTGCCCCGATGGTGCGGGATACGCCCGCACTAAAGGGCACGATCAAGGATCCACGATCGAGGGACAGCGGCAATACGCTGCTGCACAAAGTTTTCCCCGGCGGGCACATCACGATTGCCGGCGCCAACTCGCCGGCCTCACTTGCAAGCCGCCCGATCCGCATTGTCCTTGCGGACGAGGTTGATCGATATCCGCCAAGCGCCGGAACGGAGGGCGACCCGGTAAGCCTGGCGCGGAAGCGGTCTACGACATTCTGGAACCGCAAAACGATTCTTACTTCCACGCCTACCGTGAAAGGCATCAGCCGTATCGAGGCGGAGTGGGAGATCAGTGACAAGCGTCGCTTTCACGTGACTTGCACTGATTGCGACCATGCTCAGCATTTGAAATGGGCACAGGTCAAATGGCCGGAAGGCAGGCCGCAGGAAGCGGCATATGTGTGCGAGGAATGCGGATCCATCTGGGAAGATGCGAAACGCTGGACGATGCTTCGCAAGGGCAAAGTGGATAGCGACGGCACCGTTCAACGGAACGGCCGGCTTCCACCTCAATGAAATCTATTCGCCGTGGGTAAAACTGGGCGACATGGCGCGGGGTTTTCTCGACGCTAAACGCTCGCCGGAAACGCTTAAAACTTGGATCAACACCTCGCTCGGAGAGAGCTGGGAGGAAGACTCTGAACGGGTTGATGGTCATGCGCTCATGGCCCGGCTCGAGGATTGGGGTCAGGCGGCACCAAGCACAGTGCTGGCGATAACCTGCGGTGTGGACGTGCAGGATGACCGCCTTGAGATTGAACGGATTGGCTGGGGCGTCGATGAGGAATCCTGGTCACTGGACCACAGGATCCTTTATGGCGATCCTTCCGGGCCGGAGCTTTGGGGCGAACTCGACGATTATCTGCTGACGCCGACTGAAAAGTCGGATGGTACATTCTTGCCTGTCCATGCCGTGGCGATCGACTCTGGTGGGCACCATACGGCGGCGGTCCACAAATTCTGCAAGGATCGCTTTCGGCGCCGTGTATACGCCATCAAGGGATTGGGCGGGCCTGGCAAGCCTATCTGGCCGAAACGGGCTTCGAAGAACAACAAGGCCCGCATCAACCAGTTCATGATCGGCGTTGATGCGGGCAAGGACGCGGTATACGCCAGGCTGAAGATCAGGGAACCGGGGCCGGGCTTCTGCCATTTTCCGAAGGGCAGAGAGCCGGGCTATTTCGAGCAGCTAACGGCCGAAGTGGTGCAGACCCGGTACATTAAGGGCTTCCCGAGCCGAGTCTATGTGCTTCCGGGTGGCAGGCGCAATGAAGCGCTGGACATCCGGGTATACGGTTACGCCGCGCTCCAGTCGCTCAATGTGCGATGGGGCAATCTGATGGCGGCGCAGTCGCGGCCGCCGCCCAGACCCACGAAGACAGAACAGATTGAAGCAGCGCCCGCCTCACCAGCGGGCGTTTCCAATTCCAGGCCCAAGCGATCGGGCTGGGTCGAACGCCGCGGTGGATGGTTGAGGTAGTCATGGCTTATACGCAGTCGCAAATCGACGCGCTCAAAACCGCCATGGCGTCCGGCGTGCTCACCGTCCGCCATGGCGAGACGACGACCACCTTCCGTTCGCTTGCCGAGATGCAGAAACAGCTTTCGATCATGGAATCGGATGTCGCGGGAACGACGACACGTCCGCGTCGCACGGTCGCCGCGTTCGGGAACGGGTGCTGATCGTGGGGTTTTTTGATAGTCTGGCGAGCTATATCGCGCCGCGGGCAACCCTCAATCAGTCCGCTGTCCAGAGTGCACGGATGGCCTATGACGCCGCCACACGCGGCCGTAGGAGCCAAGGCTGGCGAGTCGTCTCGACTGACGCCAACACCGAATTGCTCGGCGCAAATAGCCGGCTGCGCGACGTTGCCCGTGACATGGTCCGCAATGTGCCTCTTGCCTCCAGGGCAAAGCACGTCATCACGCACAACATCGTCGGCGCCGGCATCATACCCACCGTCAGCGCTAAGGACGCGGCAACCAGAGAACGTCTGGAAAAGCTGCTGAAGGCGCACTTCGACACAACCGCCTGTGATGCCTATGGCCGGCACGATCTCTATGGGCTGCAGAACCTTGCAATGGGCTGCGTCGTTGAATCCGGCGAGGCTCTGGTGCGCTACCGCCCGAGACGTCGCGAAGACGGCTTGCCGCTTCCCTTTCAGTTGCAGGTGATGGAGCCAGATTATCTGGATTCCTCGATCAGCGGGCCACAGCCTAACGGCAACCACGCTGTGCAGGGCATCGAGTACAACCCATTCGGCAAGATCGTCTCATACCATCTGTTCTCCGAACATCCGGGGTCGATGGCAACGTTCTCGTTGCCGGTGAGCAAGTCTGTGCCAGCGGAGTTCGTCAGCCACATCTTCTACACCTCGCGGCCAGGACAGGCGCGGGGTGTGTCATGGTTTGCTCCTGTCATCCTGCGCATGCGGGATAGGGCGGACTTTGCCGACGCCCATCTGATGCGCCAGAAGATCGCCGCGTGTTTTGCGGCGTTCATCCGCTCTACCGAGGGCAATGACGGGATCGCGGAGCAGGAAACCGGCTATCCGATCGAGTCGCTCGAACCGGGGATGATCGAGCGCCTCAACGATGGCGAGGATGTCACCTTCGGCAACCCGCCCCAGGTTGGGGATTATGGCGAATACATAAAGGCGCAGGACCGCGAAATCGCGGCAGGGCTCGGTATTTCCTACGAAGCCCTGACTGGCGACCTGTCCAATGTGAACTTTTCCTCCGGGCGGATGGGTTGGCTGGAGTTCCAGCGGTCGATCGATGCATGGCGGAATTTCATGCTGACGCCGCAGATGCTTCATCCAGTCGGGAAATGGTTTCTCGATGCAGCGCAGGTGCAAACGGGTCGGGCCGATGCATCGATCGTCTGGACCGCGCCGCGCAGGGAAATGATTTCTCCGCAACAGGAAGTCCCGGCCATCCGTGATGCAATCCGGGCTGGCCTCACGTCTCGTGCGAATGAACAGCGCAAGCTTGGTTTCGATCCGGCGGACCTGGACGCGGAGATAGCCGCCGACAACGCCCGCGCTGACGACGCTGGGCTGATTTTCGACAGCGACCCCCGCAGGGTCACCAACGCCGGCAACCCGGTGATGATGGCGGGCCAAGAGCCGCCGAAAGACTGAATTCACAGAAAGGAAATGCCCATGACGCACCGGCTATTGGTCGGCGGCGAGCTAGTGCTTTACGGCGACGTCGGTGACATGTGGGGCGATGGCTCCGGCTTTACCGGCCGTGAAGTCATCGAGGCCTTGGCCGAACACGGCAAGGCGCCAATCGCTGTCCGCCTCAACTCCGGAGGCGGTTATGCCCGCGAGGGCGTTGCGATTTACAACGCACTGAAAGTACACGGCGAGGTCACGATCTATGTCGACGCCATGGCCGCATCGGCTGCTTCCGTTATTGCGATGGCCGGTAGCAAGATTGTCATGCGCGATGGCGCGCTGATGATGATTCACGACCCGTCCGGCGTGACCGTTGGAACTGCCAAGGACCATCAGGAAACGGCAAGCTCCCTAGACAAGCTCGGCGGTATCATCGCTGGCATCTATTCGGACAGGACAGGCATCGACGCTGCGGAAATCCGCACCATGATGCTGGCCGAAACATGGCTCGACGCCGATGAGGCGGTCGAGATCGGCTTCGCAACGGAACGCGAGGACACGAAGGCGGTGGCGACCGCTCCATTCGATTTCACGCTCTACTCTAAAACCCCGCATTCCCTCCTGCAGACCGCGCAGCGCGCCCTGTCTGTTCTTCCTGTGGCGCCCGCCACTTCCAGCAAGGAGCCTCTTATGGCCAAAGTAGAAACCGGCGCGACCCCGGAAGTCACGGTCGTCGAACCCATCGCCGTGGTCAATCATGCCGACGAAATCTTCGCCCGTTGCGAAGTGGCAAAACTCACCATGGCCGAAACCGCCGTCGTGATGAAAGCTGCTGCCGGCGATCTCGACAAGGCGAAGGACGCGATCATCAATTCGCTCGCTGCCCGCGATACGGACCAGGCGATCCGTCCCGTTGCCACAGTCACGGCGGATGCCCGCGACCGCTTCAAGGAAGGCGTAACCAAGTCGCTGATGCTGAAGGCCGGCCATGAGGGTGGAGGTCAACGAATTCTCCTCGATGACCCTTCGCGAAGTCGCCCGCGAAAGCCTGGCGCGCGCCAACGTCAAGATGGCGTTCAACGACCCTATGGCCATGATCGGCGCTGCGTTCACCATGCAGCATTCGACTTCGGACTTCGTGGAAGTGCTAGCGAACGTCGCCAATAAGTCCATGCTGAAGGGCTACATGGAGGCCGAGGAAACGTTCGAACAGTGGACCGCCAAGGGTACGCTGTCGGACTTCAAGCCGGGCAAGCGTGTCGACCTCAACCTGTTCCCGTCACTATCGGTCGTGCCGGAAGGCGCTGAATACAGCTACGGGACCATCGGTGACCGCGGCGAAACGATTCAGCTTGCCACCTATGGCAAGATGTTCTCGATCACTCGCCAGGCGATCATCAATGACGACCTGTCCAGCTTCACCCGCATTCCGGGACGCATGGGCAGGGCAGCGCGCCGCACCATCGGCAACCTAGTGTATGCCGTTCTGACCGACAATGCGGCAATGGCTGACGGCATTGCGCTTTTCCACGCAGATCACGATAACCTCGGCACCGGCGCGATTACCGCAACTGCTGTCGATGCTGGCCGCGCCGCAATGGCACTCCAGAAAGATCCGGACGAACATGCCACTGGCGGCCTGAACATCCGCCCAGCCTATTTCCTCGTCCCTGTCGGGCTGGAAGGCAAGGCTTCCGCCCTCATGGCTTCCGAGTTCGATCCGGCTGGCACCCAGCGCAATCCGAATACCGTTCGCGGCCTGGCGAAGGTCATTTCGGAGGCGCGTCTCTCCACGGTATCGACCGCGGTCTGGTATCTTGCTGCCAACCCCAACGCGAATGACACAATCGAAGTGGCGTACCTCAACGGCAATTCGAACCCTGTCCTTGAGCAGCGTGATGGCTGGAGCGTCGATGGGGTCGAGTTCAAGGTTCGCATCGACGCTGGCGTGAAGGCTCTCGATTTCCGCGGCCTGTACAAGTCTAGCGGCTCCTGACCCATCGGGGCGGCTTAGGTCGCCCCTTCTTCCCTCAATCTTCGAAAGGAGCCTCCAATGGCTACAAATTTCGTGCAGCCAGGCTGCAACATCACCGTCACCAACGAAGACATCACCGACGCGGCCGCCCTCGAATCCGGCGACGGCTTCTTGGTCGGTTCGCTGTTCGGCATCTGCCTCACAGACTGCGCTGTGGGTGATGACGTCGTGCTTGCCACCGAAGGCGTCTGGGACATCGCCAAGACCTCAGCCGAGGCTTGGACTGTAGGCCAGAAAATCTATTGGGTCGTCGCGACCAGCCTTGCCTCGTCTACGGCGGGTTCAAACAAGCAGATTGGCGTTGCTGTTGCTGCGGCAGCCAACCCCTCTTCCACTGGCCGCGTCCGGCTTACGGCCGGTTTCACCATATAGTCGTGTGGACCGTTCCGCGCGAATGGCCCGGATGTACGGTCATTATCATCGCGGGAGGTCCATCCGTTCTCAGTCAGGATCTGTCGCTCCTCGCGGGGCGGCGGGTCATCGCCATCAACTCGGCATGGAAGACCTATCCTCAGGCCGACGTACTGTTCTTCGCGGATGCGCGCTGGTGGCGGGAACTCGACAAGGCACTTGAGTACAAAGGCCGGGTCGTCACCACATCGGGAGTCGCGGACCCGCGCGTCCTGCGGTTGAACAAGGTCGATCCGTCGCCAATCTCGCTGGATCCTCATAGCCTGGCACTGAGGCGGACCAGCGTCACCGGCGCCATCAATCTGGCGGTGCATCTCGGGGCAGCGAAGATCGTCCTTCTTGGCGTCGACGGACAACTCCTCGACGGCACACGGCACAATCACGGCATCAAATACCCATGGCCTCTGAAGGCCGGCTGCTTCGATGAGCACGCCGCCGAATTTCAGCTGGTTGCTCCATCAATTCCTATCCCAGTCATCAATGCCAGTCCGGTCAGCACACTCGATGTCTGGCCGAAAATGAGCCTTGAACAAGCTCTGGAGGAGCATGCACTTGCTGACCGATAAAGCACGCGCCGCGGAACATGCGAAATACAATCGCGCCTATGCGCTCAATCCGAACTATCGGATGAAAAAAGAGCGCCTGGCGGACGCGGTGAACGATCTGCGTGCGCTGCCGTGCCGCCATTCCTACCTCGATGTTTCCTGCGGTCGCGGCGAAATGCTGCTCGAAGCAAAGAAGCTCGGCTTTAGCCTGGTGACGGGCACAGAGATTGTCGCCGATCTGCTTAGGCCAAATGTGTTCTACAGCGAAGTTCACGACATCCGGCTGGTCACCAATTTCGCCGAAGTCGTGACGATGTTCGATGTGATCGAACATCTGATCCCTGGTGACGACGAACTGGCCTGCAGAGAATTGGCGCGGGTCGCTTCAAAGCACGTTCTGCTCACCGCAAACAACAAGCCTTCGTTCAACAAGGCGGGCGATGACCTGCACATAAACAAGCGGCCCTATGCAGAATGGGACCGGCTGTTCCGCGCATGGTTTGCCCCGGCAAAGGTGACCTGGATCAGGGGCAAGCGATCCTACGTCTCGGAAGCCTGGCGGGTTGATCTGTGAAGGCGGTCATTCTTGCCCGTGCGCCACATCAGTTCGAAATAGGCGGCGCCTTCGCAGAGGGGTTGAAGCGGCATGGCTGGCTGGTGGAAATCACCAACGCAGCTTCGCCATGCGACCTGCTGGTTTGCTGGGGCATCCGTCGCGAAGCCGACATTCAAGCGCAGAAGCGTCGCGGTGGCGCGGTCTGCATCCTCGAACGCGGCTATCTCGGCGACCGCTTCAAATGGACCAGTGTGTCATTCGGCGGCAGATTGAACGGCAGGGCCGAGTTTCGCGGGGTCGGCGACGATCCTGTGCGGTTCCAGAAGCATTTCGGCGCGCTGATGCAGCCATGGCGGAAGCAGGACGGGTATGCCCTGCTGATCGGGCAGGTACCCGGCGACATGAGCCTCAAGGCGGTCAATGGCGATCTTTCGGCATGGTACCGCCGGACTGCCGGCGATCTCCACGCAAAAGGCTACGAGGTGCGGTTCCGGCCGCATCCCATAGCCGCCAAGCGAGGGCGCGGTGATTTGCGAGTTCCCGGCACTGTGGCAAGCGAAGGCACACTCGAAGCCGCTATTGCGGGCGCTGCGCTGGTCGTGACGTTCAATTCGAACACGGCAGTGGAAAGCGTCCTAGCAGGTGTTCCAACCATGGCCGCCGATGAAGGCTCGATGGCTTGGCCCGTAACGTCTCACGCTTTTGAAATTGTCACGCATGACCGCTCCGAATGGGCAGCGCGGCTCGCCTGGTACCAGTGGACGACTGAAGAAATGAAATCCGGCGATTGCTGGGAGGCGGTGAAACTCTGATGGATTACCAATCGCTGCTTTACAACCCGAACTACCTGATTTTCGGCGTCGAGGGGACATTGACGCTGCCGGGAACGGACGGCGACGTGATCGTGCTGGCGGCGATCGACAAGACATCGGGCGTGGAAGTCGGCGGCTCCGCCGACGTTCAAACGATCCTACCTGCGGCCGTGGTGCGCGCTTCGGAACTTTCCAGCATCAGCCTCACCGATCTGGAAGACGCAACGCTGGTTCTGAATTCCAAGACTTGGGTAGTTAAAAGCCACATGCTGAAGCCTTCCCCGAAGGGGGAGGCCGATGGCGAGGTCTATCTGATCCTGTATGAGGGCGGCTGATGGACAACCGCGAGGCGATCCTTGCCCGCCTGCTTATCATAGCGGCGGGCGTCGACGGCGTGGCCAAATCCTACCGCAACAAGGACGACGTGCCGGAAACATCACGTCCGGCCATCGTCATACTGGATGGCGACGAGGGATCTGACGATAGCGATCCGGGACGGCGCCCAGCCAATGCACCGCGACGCATTGGTATGACCCCCGAAATTTACATCCTGCTCGGAGGCACACCGGCAACCGTCGGGACCGACATCAATCTAATCCGGGCGAAATTCGTGAAGGCCGTGATGACGGACGCCACGCTGATCGGGCTGACCCTCGATGGGGTCGGCATTCGATACGAGGGATGCGCGACAGGTCTTGCACGTGGCCGCTCCATGGAAGGCGAGATGGGGCTGTCTTTCACCTTCACATACCTGATGCGGCCCGAGTTGCTGTTCGAAGACGTAACAGCCTGATTTCAACCACCCGACTGACTCCGCAACCGCCCGGTGACGGGCAAATCACCGAAAGGATACTCCTATGGCGACTTCTCCCAGTACGCTGAACTATTTCGTGGGCAAAGGTACGCTCAAATTTACGCCGACGGGCGGCGTTCTGCGCGATCTCGGCAACGCTCCGGAGGTGGAGATCACACCGGAAATCGAGCGCCTTGATCACTTCTCCTCGCGCGCGGGCGTCCGCTCGAAAGACCGCTCGGTCGTGCTCGAAAAGACCCTGACCTGCCGCATCGTTCTTGATGAACTCACGGCCGCTAACATCGGCCTTCTGCTGCTTGGCTCGGTCACGGAAAACACGGATGGCACCAACACCATCGACATTTTCTCCGAAAGCGAGATCACGGGCGCGCTGCTGTTTACCGGCACGAATGACATCGGCAACAAATGCACCGTGACGATGCCTTCGGTTTCGTTCGGTCCGTCCGGTTCGCTCAGCCTGATCTCAGACGAATGGGGCCAGGTGGAACTTACAGCCGATGTGTTGCTTTCCGAAACCACGGACGGCTCGACCTTCGGCACGATCGTTGTGACGGATGCCGTCTGATGGCGGGCCTTCTCTCCATCGCGCCGCTGACCGAGACTGTTGAGGTACGCGGCGTCCCTACCGCTGTGACCGGTGTCACCGCGCAGGGTATCGCGCAACTCCTGTTCCGATTTCCTGACCTAAGAAAGATGTGGTCAACCGGGAAGTGGGACACGGACCAACTGCTGGTCATGTCTGATGATATTTTGTCGGCAATTATTGCAGCCGGCGTTGCCGGCATCGACGAAGTCAATGCGGCAAATCTTGCGCTTGACGAAAAGGCGGAACTGCTCGGCGCCGTCATTCGCGTGACGATGCCGCGCGGCCCCGTCCCTTTCATGGACACGCTGACAAGGCTGATGGGCGGCGTCAGCGGCGAAGCATTGCCAAAGGCGCCGGTTACGAAATCGCTCAAGCCGTCGAAAGCCTGATCGCGGCAGGCCATCCTCCGCGCGACGTCTGGGATTACACCCCACGCCAGCTTTCCGGGTTTCTCTTCTTCGCCGGTAAGCGGTCGAAGCGGGAGCAAGCGGAACGCCTGGCAACGGCCGCGACTGCTGCACGAGGCGATCCCAAGGACATCAAGCGTCAATTGAAAGAGGCCGCGAAGGAATGATGGCGTGGCGCTGAAGATCCTCTATCAATCCATTACCGGTGAGTTCGACAGGGCGATGATGGGTATCTATCGCCCGATCGCCGAGGCCGGATCGGCAGCGATCACAGAAGCCGCCAACACCATCAAAACTGAGGGACGGGCAGACATTGCCACTGCCGGCTTCGGCAAGAAATGGCAGAACACCTTTCGGGTCGACACATTTCCGCGCGGTGGCAAGGTTTCGGCCAACGCCGCCGCGCTGATCTATCACAAAATTCCGTATGCCGATGTTTTCGAGACTGGAGCGACGATCCGGGGGAAACCAAAACTCTGGATCCCGCTCAAGAGCACGCCGAAGAAAATCGGCACGAGGCGCATGACAGCCAAGCTCTTCACGCAGGAAGTGGGCCCTCTGTTTCCGGTCAAGCGCACAGGCGGGAAGCCGCTGCTGGCTGCAAAAATGGCCGTTAGCTCGAGGGCCGCAAAAACCGGAATCTTGCCGAAGCCGACGCTCGGAAAACTGCGGGATGGCGCCACGAGCGCGGGCGTTACGCGCGCCGTTCCCCTCTTTGTGGGCGTAGATAGCGTGAAGCTGCGGGACAGGTTCTCGTTGCGAGAAATTACCGACCGAGCCGCAACAAGTCTTCCAGCTCTCTATGCGAAATACCTGAACCCGGAAGGTTGAAGCGCAGCGGCACGGGGCCCGCAGGCAGTTTCGGCGCGCTTGGCTCGGCAAACAGGTCATCGGGTATGCGCCATGAATTGCGCGGCCACAGCAAGACCGAACCGGCCAGCATCGCGATTGTCTGAATTCCGAGAATGACGGCCGGGCCAGTCGCTGGCGGGGCCAGCATCAGCCCTCCCGCGAAGAACAAAGTGCAAATTCCCAGCAGGATGGCGGTCGTCTTCCTGATCGTCAGCATTTCTCCCCCCAACTTCGAAACCAGCAGGAAATTATCATATGGCTTCGGGGCGGCAGACTATCAAGCAGAGGATTGCGCTCGACGGCGGCAAGGAAATCCAGGACCAGCTCAAGGGTCTTGGCGAAGCTGGCGAGAAGGCGTTCGAGCAGATCCGCAAGGCTGCGCTCAAGACTGACCTTGCTAAGTTCGGCGACAGCCTTGGCAAGTTCAGTTCGGACCTGGCAACGGTCGGCCGCCGCTTTGCGCTAGCCTTCGGTGCAACAGTAACCGCGGCCACTGCCGCTGGCGCAGCCGTTTTTGGCCTCGCTGTATCGAGCGCCGAGCAAGCCGACGAAGCAGGGAAGGCGGCCCAGGCTACTGGCCTTCAGGTCGATGCCTATGGCCGGCTCTCCTTCGCGGCCAAGATGGCCAACGTTTCACAGGAAGAGTTCCAGGCCGGAATGTCGAAGCTGAACCTCGCAATCGAGGAGGCGGCAAGTGCGGGCACAACAGCGTCCGGCAAACTTGCCGCCGCGGCGAAGAAGACCGGCAGTTCGATCGAAGAGCACATCGGGTTCTCCGTCGAAACCTTCGACCAGATCGGCGTTCGGGTCACCCGCTTCGGCCAGGAGATGGAGAAAGCCGGCAACAAGGCCAAGAAGGCCGGCGAGGTAACGGAGTCGGCCTTCGTCAAGCTCGGCATTCGGGTGAAGGACGCGAACGGCAATCTCAGGTCCACGGAAGACATCCTCGGCGACATTGCGGAAGCCTTTTCGCAACTGCCTCAATCAGGGACGCAAGGGGCTCAAGGAACTCGGCCTGGAAGCCGAAAGGCTTGGCGTCGTCTTCACGAAAGAGCAGGCGGCAATCGGTGATGCGCTGGGCGACGCGCTCGACGGAGTCAAGGAGGCCGTGGGTGGTACGAAGAAGCAGCTTGGACTGCTTTTTGCGCCGGCCGTGACCGTGGCCGCCGAGGCTTTCCGCGACTTGATCGTCCAGAACAGGGCCGCAATCGTCGAGTTCGGCCGGGTTGTTGCCTTGTGGGGCGTCAGGCTTGTGCGCGATCTGATCAATGCACTTGCCGGTAACGACGCTGCCGTGCGCCAGCCGTGGATACTGGCATGGCGGGACGCGATCATTGATTTTGGCCGCAACGTTCAGACTGTCGTCCAGACCGTGATCCTGCCCTGGTTCCGGGCAGTTCAGGAAGGCGCCCGACTGGTCGCGAATGCGATCAATGCGGTTTTCGGAACCGAGATAAGCGGCAGGCAGCTTTTGATTGGCGCTGCGCTGCTGAAGCTGCTTGGCGTTTTCAAGCTGGTTGGCTCCGGCGCCCGACTCTTGATAGCGAGTCTTCGGCTTATCGGCTCTGCTTTAGCCTTCGCCTTTTCGGGCGGGATCATTGCTACGATCGGTCGGTTTGCCAGTTTGCTTGCTACGGCGGGCGCAGCCGCGGGCGGCTTCTGGAGCATTCTCGTCCGGGGTGCCACGGTATTTGCAGGCCTGGTTGCCGGGCTCGTCTCATGGCCAGCGTTGCTGGTCGCGGCCGTGGTGGCAGCGGGTGCTGCAATTTTTATCTTCTGGGACGAGATCGTAGCCGGCGCGCAGGCGGCAATCGCGAGAATTCAGCAGTTCTTTTCCGCCGAAAATCTCGCCAGCATGTTCGAAGGTTTGCGGACTGGCGCCGCGCAAGCAGGGCAACTGTTTGTCGAACTGTGGCGGCTTCAGATCGAGGCAGTTTCTGCCCTGTTCCGCGGCCTTGGCGAGATCATCGCGGGTTTCGTGCAGGGCGTGATCGTTGGCATAGGAAGCCTGGTCACCGAGTTGCACCCGGTCTGGGATCAGATCCTGGCTGCGGGCTCCTCCATCTGGGGTGGGATATCGGCCGCCGCGTCGGCGACTTGGGACGCTATCGTTGCCGGGGCGACCGCCATCTTCACGCGGATTTCCAACGTGTTTTCGGCCGGCCTGGAGATTGTCAGGGCAGCCTTCCAGCCTATCGCTGATCTGGTGGCTTCCATCTGGTCGAGCGCAACCGAGGGCATCGCCGCGGCGGCGCAGGCGATCACCGACGCAATTGCGAACGCCTCGTCGATCGCCGGAGACATCGAGGGCGCGGAGCAGCTCGCCGTCGCCCTGGTGCAGCCGTTTCAGGACGCCTCGACAGAGATCGATAGGATTTTTGCTGCCATCCGCAACATGGCGGTGCGCGGCTTCAATGCGATCCGCAGCGAGGTCGGCAATATCGCACAGTCGATCGAGGCGATGATCGCGAGGATCCTCGCGGCGCTGCGACAGGCGGCGGCAGCCGCGGCCAGGCTGAAGGCGCAGGCCTCCTCTTCGGGCGGTTCATCCTCGTCAAGCGCGTCGACCTTCGCCGGCGGCGGGCATGTGCGGGGCGCTGGTTCGGCAACGTCCGACAGCATACCTGCCTGGCTCTC